GTTCAGAGAAGAGAAAGCATATTCACTAATTAAGATAATATAAGAGTCCTAGTCTATCTTTCATTAATATTTATATTTAATTAAACTTACGTTTTAACAATTGTTAAAAAGTTGTACCATGTACAAACCCGCTAGGGTGTCCAAGGGCCCCCCCCTGGTTAAATATAAATATTGATCTTGATTTCTAGGTTTAAAGAAGTTTCATTACATAAACCAAAAGATAATAATAATCAATTAGCCAACTTCATAAAAATAAATATAAACTTAATTCTCGTAATTAGTAATATGTTCATCTGAGTTAAGTAAAAGTTAGATTGTAAAACTTTAGTTTACAACGCTAGTGCTAATAAACCACCAATAGCAGGACCAGCAATTTTAGCAATATCCCAAGCAGTTTTTGCACCACTTTTGATAGCTTTTTCGTGTTTTGTCCAGTATTGATAAGCCTTTTGTATCAATTCAGTGTGTTTGTTGTTTTCTAAAACTTGTGGCGCTCTGTTTAACATGCTTAATACAATTTGATATGCTTCTATGTCAGCTCCTATAGATATAGTAGCTGAAGATTGATCATTAGTTGAGTAAAATGCAAATTGATCAAGAACAATACCATGAGAAACAGAATCTTTTGCAAAATTAGTTACTGTTACAGCAAAAGGCCCAGACAATGAAACATTAGAACCAATTGGTTCCATTTTCATATCATCAACATTTTTACTATAATTTAAGCTGTATGCTCCATCTCTCATTTTTCGATATCCCCATTCTTTACATTTTGAACTAATGCTTTGTTCAGTAATACATTCATATAGTTCTGATGGTTCAAAATCACTGAAAATAGAAGATAATCCTTGATTTCTTTGAACTATAGTGTTTACTATTGTACCAGCATTATCAATATCTGCTGAAGCATCAAAATCCCACAATGATTGTGTTGGTATAACATAACTATGAGCATTTTTGGCAACAGAATTAAAATCATTCCAAGCATATCCTTTAAATATATTTCTAGAATCATACTCTACTGATCCACTACTAACAACATCACTACAAACTAAATTACCTCTGACTTGTTTTAAGTTATCTGGGTTTTTGAAAATCAATTCTACACCAGCAACTGCGTTGTAAGGTATAGTACTTCCATCCATGTTAAATGTCATTGTAGTTTGAACTTCATTTAAAACTATAGCAAAAGTTGGATTTTCATAAGTTGTACCGTCTTGGTAATAAATTCGTAATTTAGCTTGAACGTTGCCACCAGTGCTAGTGCAAGTTAAGAAACATTGAATAGTTAAGCTTCCTGTGATAATACTTGGTGTTATCGTTATTGGCCATATCCATCTAGCTCCACCTTGGTATGGGACAGAAGGAAGATAAAGCATATTAGTTGTAACGCTTTGACGAGCAGTAATAGCAGGTAAAGCAAAACTAACTTCATCTTCAGTTGGTGGTTGTAAGATAACCCCTTCTCGTCCTATTGGTCTTACGGCTTCTCTTTGCACGCCAGAAGGACTAAAAGATCTTTCGAAAATAAAAAACATGTCTTTGAAAGTTGAACCTTGTTCAGCTATCCATAACGGTAATTTAAAATGTTTCGTACTAAAGACCTTTATACTTTTGTTTCTTACATTTTCAGATGTGATTGATTTAGTAAATCGCGCGTGACCAAATCTACCAGATGCAACTGCATAAGGTAAGATTTTGTTTTTAGCTTGTTCATAACTATTAGGATTTAGATATAATTTTAATAGATGTTTAACATTCTCATACAATTCTCTTTGACGTTTCAAATCTGGGTTTTGTGGTTGATACTCAGCTAGTTCTTTTTTCAACAAAGATTTCACATCATTGATATTCATGGATTTACTTTTAACACTTTTGTTGGTTTTAGGCATTTATATATATAATCAATAAGATTAGTTGGGTAAATAATATATAATACCTGCAGCCCTACAATCAGTACAATGAATTAATAAAATCTGTGTTGTACATCCAGTCATTTTCAGGTCTATTGTAACGATCGATATAATTACATTTGTTAAATCTGATATTATATCCAAACATAGCACTAAATTTAGGATTGGTTGACACAGGACTTTCAACTTTTTTATATGTGTATTCAATATTATCATATAAATTTTCTAGATACTTTACAGTTGATGCATTTAAATTATAAGCAGCTAGTAAATCAGCAAGGGCTAACTCTCGATTCACTTTCACAGCACTTATGTTCATATTTCTACTCATGTAATACAAACCATTTTTCTCTAGAGGGATTTTAGCATATTGTTTATTAGATGTAGCTTTATCCAAGCTCCTATAAAACTTTTCAAATAGAGGTAATCCATCAGTTACAGCAAGACCACATTGTGCAATATTGTATAAATGTCCGTAATATTCTTTTGAATTATTAATTCTTTTTAACGTGCACAAATCAGTTTGTAAAGATTTTGTTGGATTACGTACCATAATATATTCATCATGATCATATTGTATAGGGTGCATTTGACAGAATTCAATAGATTCCATTGATCGAGCTACGCTATCAATAGTGGTTCGAAAGCCCCATTCTTCATCATATTCTGCAATATGACTCATTAATTTACGAGCATATTTTTTGGCAACATGTACCAAAATATCATCACCATTGATTGTAAAACTTCTATGACTCTTAGGAATGTTCAATCTTTCACAAGCATGTCTAACCTTGAAATAAGAAATAATAGTATTTCCATCACCAGTATTCACATCACCTGATCTACGACACTCAGCTTCATAAGAAACTTGTCCATCTTTACACAATATTTTACCTCTAACCTTACGTTGTATTTTTAACAACCTTTTTAATTCAGTTTGATAATTTTTAGGAACACAAGCAGTGTATACTTTTTCTTCAACTTTTTTGTTATCACCACGAACACTAGAATCATATTTAGTAGAATCAATACTTAAAGTAATGACAGTACCTGGAATTCTTTGTCTAGCTTTCTTTATAGCTTCAGCTTGTTGAAGAGCATTTTGTTTTTTTGCTATACAAGTGTATCCTTCAATTTGATCAATTGCTTTAAAAATTTTAGGACCTAAAGGTTTAATAAAACGACCTAATAACACATGATAAATATAAGCAGCACTTTGTACTATTCGTCCGGCTTGGTAAGGTTTTGCATCAAATAAAACTTTTTCATCTTTTAAAAAACTATTGGTCTTAATTAATTCATGCCATGAAAACAAACCTTTTTCAATTCTATAGACTTCTTTCAAATATCTATTGCGTCTTAAAGTATCAGCAAAAGATAGAGCAAACTCTTCGTATGTCCAAGGAGTTGGCCGTCCAACTATAGATTGAATTTCATGTACAACATGTTTTATCCATTCATTGTATTGTCTTAAATCTGGGCGTATTGGGTCGACCAATACTCCTTGATGATCAATTTTTAAAAGACGTGTAAACAAAGCTGTTATAGCGTTATCTACATTGT